TAATGATTAAAAGAATAAATGGTGCGAATGGTTGGACTATTTTTGATAACAAAAGAGACCCTCATAATATTGTGGGTAATCAATTAAGTGCTAACTCAAGTGGTCCAGAAGAAGCTGATGCTTCACATCACGCAGAAAGAGATTATTACTCTAATGGTTTTAAATTAAAAGGAAATGGTAATGATATTAATGCCAATGGTGGCATATACAGCTACATAGCGTTTGCAGAACATCCATTTGTCAGTAGTAAAGGAGTGCCGACAACGGCAAGGTAGAATGAAACAACTATTTATAATACTAGCTTTTATTACAACAGTAGCTGTAGCTACAGATGTAAAGGCTGAGACGAATACCGTGTCCAGCACTGTGGTAACAAATTCAACCCCACCTACTGCAAATGCACCTTCTATAATCAATTCTAATAGCGATATATGTAAGGTTGGTGTGGGTGCTAGTGTGCAAAATAATGTTGTTGGTGTGGCAACAGGTGTAGTAATTGACGATGAACTATGTCAAAAATTAAAGCTAAGTCGCTCCATGTATGCCTACGGCATGAAAGTTGCGGCTGTTTCTATACTCTGTCAAGACCCACGAGTATGGGATGCGATGACAGATGCGGGGACCCCGTGCCCAGCACGAGGCTCCATAGGTGCCGAGGCAGCTCAATACTGGACTGACAACCCCGATGAAATTCCAGACGGAAGTAAATATAAAACAGAATACGTTGCAAAAAATACACCACAAACTAAGGAGTTTACAGATGCACAAAACGCTGCTCTTTTTAAAGCTATGTTTGTTATTCTTACTGGCATCATTTTATTCTAAGGCAAACACTTGTTTACCAGACCCAGACGGACTGTGTATTCCAGGAGTTACGATTACAGAAGAAACAGAGATAGATGTTACTGAGGAAGATAAGGGCACAGAAATTGTTACAACAACCACAACTACTGTAACGACTACAACCACAACAGTAACAAACGAAGACTCTGGAGATATTCTTGATGGTGATAATGACTATGTCACTACAACTAAAGAAGGGGATATGGATTACGATTGGGGTGGTCAAGGACCTGCAAATAATCCTAGTGGTAATTCTTGCTACGGCTTAGGTGCGGATAAATGTGCACAGATAACAGGTGGCGGTAATTCAACATCTACTATGGGTGTACCAAGTATGGGTACAACATTTATACAGACGATAGACATATCAGATTTAAACATACAAAAAGGCGGAGAAGTTAGATATTCGATAGAAGTCGATAAGCAAGATGCTCAAGATAGAATATACATGCACATTACAGGACTTAATGGAACTAGCCAAGTCTTTTCAGGTACTGACATCTTGTCTGAATCTGGAGTATCAACAGGCTACCAATCTTATGATGGGTCTTTCGATTTCGGTGGTGTATTAAATAAAGTAGTTATAGAGATTGGTGGTAGAGACATCAATCTAGCTGTAGGTCCTTTATTTGATGATGTAACAGTTAATGTATTTTACAATGTAATTAATACGATAATTACACAACAAATTACTACAATAGAAGAAATATATTATCTAGATATATTTGACCCAACAGAATTAGACTTTATAGAAGAGGTTTTTGAGTTCAATGATGTTATTGTTGATGAAGCAGGAGATATAGAATTTGCACCTGTAGATCCACAACAAGAAGAGATATCTTATGAAACTGTAGAATTAGAAATGCAAGAGTTTCAAGCAGAGTTTGACGTAGATCTGCCTGAACCTGAAATAGAAGTAGCATCTGTAGAAGCAGAAATGGAAATGGAATTAGAGATGGAAATGGAAGTAGCAGATGAACCAGTCGAAGAAACAACAGAACCCAATAGCGAAACTACTGAAGAACCCACTGTGGAAGCAGAGGATAATACAGAACAAGAAGATGTACAGCAGGAAGAGGTTGAAGAACCTAAAGAATCTGTAAAAGAACCTTCTGCAAAAGAAAAAGCTGCAACTAAGATTGTTAAAAAGATAGACGATAAAGCAAGATATGATGATGCAGCTCAAATAAAAACACTAATTGTAATGCAGATATTAGGAAATACTAAAACATTTTTTGACACTCAATCAACTATTGTTGATACAAATGTCAATGAATACTTAAACAAAACAATAGAAGATAATTATGGAGTATTATTTAACATGGCACAAGCACAAACAATAGAGGATATGATAAATGCCCAGTATTGAGTATCAAGGACTTAAATTTTCTGGTGGCAAATTTTTTATTATACTATCTTTAATAAGTGCTATTATTGGTGGGGGATGGTCTGGGTATCGTTTTTATGATGACTACTTGGATATGAAGCAACAAGTTCAAGATTTTGTAGCCCCTGATTTAAGCGAGTTTGATAAGAAGATAGACCTTGCTAAAGCTGAAATGGATAAACGATTAGAACTAATTGAACAAGAATTAGAAATGATAAAGGGTGAAATGTCCATGATATTAGAAGAAGTACAGCTTGTCGCAGGAGTTAGTTCTGAATTAAAAAATGACCTAAAGGCAGATCTAAGAGCCATGAATGGAGATATTAGGCATATTACAGAAATAGTAAATGATGTTGAAGATCGACAAAAAGAAGATACTAGGGAAGTTTTAGATGAACTTAAATTAATAGAAGAGGCTTTAGATCTAAAAATAGAAAAAGCATTAAATAATCCTTTATCAGGAATGTCAGCGAAAAGTAAATAGGAGATAGCATGAACATAGATATAAAGATACTAGCACCATATTTAATAATGGTATTAGGTTTTGCCATGACTTGGGGTATGTGGGCAGAACGATTAGACGCTTTAGAAACAAAAACGGACAACATTTCTACAATGCAACAAGACATAGGCATTATAAAAGAAAAAATAATATGGATGGAAGAATATCTTATAAAAACTAGAGAGGTAATGTACTAATGCCACACACACCAGATCATACAGTTCCACCAACACAACAAGTACCTGGAGTAGAATTACCTATAGGGGTTGTTCCTAATCCTCAATCAGGTACATCACAAGACACATTAAATTTAGCTAAACAACAAGTTGTTAATCCTGCACTACCCCAAGGTGCAGCTATAACTCCTGCATTACAACAAACACAAACAAATGAAATGCTATCGACACCAGGAGTTTCAACAACTGTACCTACTGCTGTAGTCCCTACTGCAACAGCAGGTACTGCTACAGCGACAACACCACAAACTGCAACACAAGTAGCAACACCTGCTCAACAAGCTGCAGCTAATTACACAGCTACTACGGTAGGCACAGCACCTACTATGACTGCAGCCCAAGGCACTTTAACACAACCTATGGTTGCCCAAACAGGTCAAATTACTAGTGATGCTACTGTTGCAGGACAACTAGAAGGTCTACAACAACAAGTCACAGATGCTGTTACACAAGGTAAAGAATTACCTGCATGGGCTAGGGGTGCACAACAATTAGTAGAAGCTAATATGGCAAAGAGAGGCCTTGGTGCTTCTAGTATGTATGCTGAAGCTTTAGCTGAAGGTGTTATGAAGTCTGCAGTCCCAATAGCTGCAGCAGATGCTGCAACCTATAAGGCTATGATATTTCAAAATCTATCCAATAGACAGCAGGCATCTTTGCAAAATGCACAATCATATCTTAAAATGGATATGTCTAATCTTAGCAATCAGCAACAAGCTAATTTACAAAATGTACAATTAAGACAATCACAATTATTTTCAGATCAGGCAGCCTCAAATGCTGCAGCTCAATTTAATGCTACAAGTGATAATCAAGTAGATCAGTTTTATACAAACTTAGCTTCATCTGTAGCTACAGCGAATGCACAAAGATCAGATGCTATGAATCAATTTTCTACGCAAGAAAGTAATAGAATAGCTGCACAAAATGCCAATAATGAAACGGCTGTAGAACAAGCAAATATGCAAACAGAGGCTTCTATAAATCAATTTAATTCACAGCTAGCGGATCAAAGAGAAAGATTTAATGTACAAAATCAACAGGTTATTGATCAATCCAATACTAATTGGAGGAGACAAATTAATACTGCAAATACAGCAAGTGTAAATGCAGCTAATCAAACTAACGCACAAAACTTACTAAACATATCTAATTTTGCTATGTCATCTTTGTGGCAACAATGGAGAGACGAGGCATCATGGACAAATGAAGCTGCCCAAAACTCTATGAATAGAGCACATAATATGGCAGTAGCTGCACTAGAAAGACAAACAGCATTTGATCTACAGGATCAAGAATCTAGAGACGCATTATTTAACATGTTAGGCAGATTTGCTGCAGGAGTATTTACATCATAAGGAGGAACAATGATAGATTTAATAGGTAATATATTTGGTAAAAAAATATTAGGGAATGTTTTTGGATCGGTGTTTGGACAAAGTTCACAACAACCTAGAAGTTCTGTAACACCCCCAAGTTTTAGTAGTGCTTATATGACTGATAGCACTTATGAGTCTGAAGCAGGAAAAGCTGAAGATATAGATACATCCGACCCAAATGTAATGTTGCAGTTATGGCAAAGGCGATTATTTAGTGGTGACAACTCTTATACTAAAATAACATTACCAGATGTGAGGGGCTAATATGATAGAAAATATATTTGATGCACCTATTCCAGGACAATCTTTAACTAACACTCCCGGTAATTATCCTTGGGAGCACCCTCCTCAATATACTAATTTAGAAGATGCTACAGAATATGTGTGGGATATTTTACACAAAGAGCAGAACTTAGAACAAATAGTAACATTTTTAAGAAATGGAATACCTGTAGAAGCTATCGCTAGAACTATGTTATTTGGTGGATTTATGGAAGGCAAATGGACTGTGGACGTTGCTATGCTAATAGCAGAAATAGTTTTTAAACAAATTATGGCTATTGGAATAAAGGCAGAAGTGCAAAATATTAATTTGTTTATAAAAGATCAAAGCACAAATAAATTTCACAAACAGTTTGCAGAATTTAAAAATATGAAAAACAAACGCAAAGTCAATGAAGCACCTAAAGATAAACTAAAATCTTTTGTAGAAGATATTAAAGAAGAGTTAAAAGAAAAAGAAACAGGTTTAATGGCGAAGGGGGATAAATAATGTCTAGATCATTAATGGAATTTACATCAGGATTTTTAGGCGGTATTTCAGATATAGCTGCAGATAAAAAAGCAAAAGATGATGAGTATCAAAAGTTAGTCACTGCGTTAGAGTTTCGTGGTAAAGAAAAAGAACAAGATGCTAAATTTGATTTAGAAAAACTTACATTAGCAAGAGAGAAAAGAAAAGACGCATTACTAGGGTTAGGATTTGAAGAAGATTATTTAGATGCCTTTGGTCAATTCGCATTAGAAAGTGATGAAAATACAGCAACTTGGCTACAGATGAATGAAACTCGTTATGGTACACCTTTTTGGATGAGCACCCCTATAAAGCATCATCATGATGAAAGCTATATTGGTAAAACAGTTCAACAACTTCAGCTAGATTCTTTTAGTAAAAATAAAACTTTTGATAATAAAAAGGTAGTTAATAATATTAAGAATGAAAATAACTTAACTGATAATGTGGCTGATAGCCAAGTTAGCGATACCTCTATAAGTGGTAATAGCGTATCTAATACAACAGGAGGATATGGGTCCCCAATATTTTCAGATGCAGAATTTTTCTTTGGTAAAAAGCAATTTAGAACAGGAGAACCTAAAGTATTTATAGGGGAAAATGGTCTTAAAGTAACTGCATTTCAAGTAGAGCAAACTCCAGGAGAAGGAGATTATGGGTCTACTTATTATGTCAATACTAAAAATGGCCATCAGACTCTGCCTAATGTATTTGGTAATAGTGAGTATTTTGATATTACTACAGAGACAGGCAAAAGATTCGCTAACGAATATTTCCCAACTACAAAAACTGAAAAGCCTATGTCATTTCATATGTCAATAGGCGGCAATGCGTATGTACTACATGGGTACGAAACAACGACTAGTGATAATAAAGTAAAGCAAACAATAGAGTACATGCCGTATGCCTTAACTTCAAAATATCCTGATCTTGTAACCTCAAAATATATTGCATCTGAACCAGCGGTTGAGGGTGCACCTGATGTTCCAGGAGCAGGGTTTATGACACAACCTGATATGCAATATTATTCATATGATGTAGGAGAACTGCGTAATAATCTTCAAGCGGCAAATTTAAACTTTACTCTTAATGCCTTTAATGAAGGTAAAGCAGATGAATTTGAATTAGCAAAGACAATATCTGGTGCAGAAGAGCCTAGACCATTAAAGTTAATAGATAGAAACAGAATAAAAGCATTAAATATAGCACCGTCTTCAGGTTTTGACTTTAATAATCAGCAATTAAATTACAATAAATTTGATGATAGCTATTTTATAAACGTATTTGGTAATACATCTACTGATAAAATAAAGAAAAATTTGATTACAAATATATCTGATCCTGTATTTGATGCTTGGGCGAATAGAAGTATTAGTCAAGAAATTAATGATGCCTTAGGTATAGATGGAAATTCTGATAGTGTATCTGCACCTACAGTGGGATCTAAAATAGGATTATTTACAGATCAAGTAGCATCTAATGTTAGATCTTACTATTCAGACTTAGCTAAAAGTTTAAGTGATGATCAATTTGCTGAATTTGTATCTCAGGCACCTAATCGTACAGTTCAAGGGGAACCTTTAACAAAAGAAAATATTGATGCCTGGGCATTAGAGTCATTATCTGAAATAACAAGCTTTGAGGATTTAATGGATTTTAACAATAAAATAAATGAAACCAGACTAGCAGACTTTGATACTAGCGTTAGCAATGCGATAGGTAGTATAGAGGGTGCTAATGGTGATGTAGCAACAGGTATGTCAATAATAGATGGTATTATTTTAAATAATATGGCTCAAGATTTAAATACTGATTTATTAGGTGCAGAATTATTAATTGCATTTAACGGAGATGCTACCCTTGCTAACTTAGTAAATAACAACTATGTTGCAGAGAAAATAGCACAGCTAGACTCTAGTACTTTACCTGAAAAAGCTATAGGGGAAATCGACAAAGAGCAAGAAGAAAAGACTAAGAATTTAGAAGCTATAGATGTAGAAGAATGGTTAAGACAAGATTCTGTAGATGCTATGCCTAAAATACCTTCAGAGGCTGCAGATTGGAGAAAATCAAATGCTTCAGATTCAAGTGTTAAAACTGCTGCAGGCGGTCAAGGGTCTTTATTTGAGGAGTCTACAGGATTCCAAATATTTAAGAGTCCTGACTTAAAACCTGGTCATGTAGAAGCTAGACCGGGAGGGGATAGCCCAACTGCAAATGCAGGATTGGGTAGTAAGACAACACAAAACTGGGATTTACTATACGGTAAAACACATAACGCAGACGGAACACCAAAAACAGAGGAGTAATTATGACAGAAGAGGAAATTAAAAAATCTCTTTCTGGTTCTTTACAAAAAGCTGTAAATAAAAATGAACAAGAGAGAGATAAAGATGATCAGCCATTTTTACCTAAAGTTGCAAAAACATTAGAAGATATTGCAGTTCAAACTGCAGGCGGTATAGTTGATGCTAGTGAATCTGCATATAACTTTGTAGTGCCTAAAAGTATGGAAGTAGAGTACAGCGATATAGTCCCTGAAGCAGAAACACCAGTTGGAGCATTTATAAGACCTGCTGCTCAATTCTTTATACCTTATACAGGAGCATTTAAAATAGCCAAAGGTGGTTATATGTATGTTAAAAATGCTAAACAGCTAAACTCAACTGTAAAAGACTTAGTTGCAAAAGGTATTAAAAAAGAAAATATAATAACTAAAAAGAGTAAAGATGGTCAAAAGTTTGTATTTTTAGAAAAAGGAAAAGTAAAAGAAAAAGTGACTGTACCTAAAACTGAAACAATAAAAACTAAAACAGTTAAAGAAATAGAACCTAAAACTTCTAATGATGTCCTTATGCTACAGCTTGGGGGAAGTCCAAAAACAATAAGTATTCCCGGTAGAAAAAAAGTAACTTTTGATAAACAGGTCGATAGAGTTAGAACAACAACAAAAAAGGTAGATGAAAAACCTATTAAAACATCTTTAACAAAAGGTGAAACTGCGGGTATTGCAATAGGTGCAGGTGCCTTATCTGATGCAATAGCTTTTGCACCTTACGATCCTAATCTTGCAGACTTTTTAGTAAGATTTCCTGCTACAAAAAATTCTTTAACCCAATGGTTACAAACAGATCCTAATGGAGATCCTGGAATGGAGCGTTTAAAAAATGCTATATCAGGAGGCATACCTTCTGTATTTATACCTGCGTTTTTAGCAGGGGTATCTAAAGGTTTTGTTTGGAGTAAAAATAAAATAGGTAAAACGGGTGCAGACTTTTTATTAAAAAATCCAGAACCTAAAGCAGGGCAAATATATATCAATTCAAAAGGCGATAGAATTCAAATATTAGATATACTAGAACCTAAGCCTAAATCAGGAGTGACTACTAGAACAGTAAGAACTAAAAATTTAGATAACCCTGATAGGACAGTTGGAACAAATTCTTATGGTACATTTGTAGATCGTATAAAAGACGGTACATTTAGATTACAAGATGCAGGAGGCAAAGCAACTAAAGGTATAATAAGTGCAGAAAAAACAACCACCAAGGGTGCACCTAAAAAAGTTAAAAGTAAGACAGAAGAGGAGGCTAGAATAGAAGAGCAAACGGAAAGTGCATTTCAATTAAAACCAAAAGATAGCAAATTTACTGTAGGTCGCCAAATAGCTGAAAAACCAAGTACTGCAGAAAAATTAAAGTTAAACTTTTTTAATAGTAGTGTGGTAAAGAAATTTACTATAGATTTTTTAGATAGTAATAGAGGTTTAAAATACCTAGAAGATGCAGCTAGTAAAAAAGGAGTAGATCTTGCAAGACTTAAAAATTTATATAGTGAAGGACTAGGTGTATACCAAGAAGCTAGATTCTTACCTGCTATAGGAGGTATGGTAGAGCACTTTTTATTTAAAGGTACTTTTAGATATAACAATGCAGGACAAATGGTAGGTACAGCTAATGATGGACTACAAGGTCTTTTACAAAAAAGTTTGGGTAAAAAATATGATGCAGATGAGTTTTTTAATTATCTAGGAACTAAAAGCGTTTTATCTATGAATAAAGCAAAGTTTGAAGGTCTTTTTCCTAATGTAAAACTAAGAGATCAAATAAAAAAAGATGCTAGGATAGGAGACGCTATACCTGAATACCAAACAGCTTTAAAAGAAATAGATAGATTTAACAGAGAGTTAGTAGACATAGCAGTAGACGCACAACTAATATCAAGAGAGACTGCAGATAAGTTATTAGCTGCAAGAAAACACTATGTGCCTTTATATAGAGATATGTCTCTAGATGATAGTTTTCTTTCTAGGGCACGGGGCGGTGGCACTGCAGTAAAAAGAAAACTAGAAGCTAAAGTACCTATAGGTTTTGGTAAAGATGAGCTACCTTTAAAAAATCTATTTGATAACTATGTAGAAAACATAAATAGTATTATCACAGCCTCTTATAAAAATAAAGTATTAGCAAATACATTTGATCTTATAGATGCAGGTAAATTAGATAAGTGGGCTAAGAGAGCAGAAGGGCAAGGTAAAAAGAAAACTGTAGTTACTTTAAAAAAAGAAGAGCTGCAAACACAAGTATTTAAACAGAAAGGTGTTGAATTAGATCCAGAAGATCTAGAAGATTTAGATAATTTAAGTTTATTTAGATCTGAAAAAATGCAATTAAAAGAAAGAGAATTTGTTGTATTTAGAAAAAATAAACAAGGAAAAATAGAAAAGACTATTTATGAAGTTGAGAATCCTCTTTTATTTGCAACATTAAATTCAATTAGCCCTAAACAATTTGCTACAGCAAATGCCTTTGTAAGAATAGCTAGAGATTTTAAAAACTTATTAACAAAAGGTGTTACTATGGACCCTGGATTCTTTGCAGGTGCTAACGCATTAAGAGATACATTCTCTGCAGCTATATTATCTAGAAATAAATTTTATATACCTATACTCAGCACTGCTGTAAAGACATCCCAAAGATTTCAAAGCAATTCTAAAGTTACTTTAGCAGATGGTACTGTAACAACAAATAAAGAATTATATCAAGAGTTTCTTTTAAATGGTGGATCTTTTGGTTCTACATTATGGAGAGGAGAAGTATCTGAGGGATTCTTAAAAGAATTTCATAGAAAACTAGGATCTAATTATGGCGATGTATTAGATAGACCTAAAAAATTTATAGATAGATATGGCGATGTAGTCACAGGTTTTGAGAACGCTTCTAGATTTACAGAATTTGCCATGCTAAGAGCAAGAGGCATATCAGCAAGAGAAGCTGCATTTGCAGCTAGAGAAGTGGCTGTAGATTTTGGTATGCATGGCTCTAACCAATTCTTTAGAAACTATGCATCTACAGTACCTTTTTTAAATGCAGGCATACAAGGTATTTATAGAACTGTAAGGGCAATACAAAACCCTGCAGAAAGAGCAGCGGTAGGTGCAAAAATAGCAGCTTTTGTAGGAACGCCAACTTTGTTACTATATATATTAAACAGAGGAAATGAAGAGTATAACAATACTGCACAGCAAATAAGAGATTTAAATTATATGATACCTATTGGTGACGGTAACTTTATAAAGATACCTAAACCTTTTGAATTTGGTGCAGTAGGGACAATATTAACAAGCACGCTTGAAACTTTTGACGGAACTAAAGAAGCTGATGATTTCTTTTTAACAGCTTGGACTGTGCTTAAAAATCAATTTAGATTATCTGCAGTCCCTCAGGTTATATCACCTTTACTAAATACAGCATTTAATAAAACATTCTTTGGATCTCCCATTATACCAGAAAATATGAGGCACAGCTTGCCTGACTATGGTCAATCATACCCTTGGAGTAGTAATGTAATCACATCAGCTATAGAAAATGCACCTCCTAATATTAGAAAATATTTAATGTCCCCAATTAAATTTGAAAACTATTATAGAGCGTACACAGGTGCTGTTGGTGGATACATACTAGACTTGATAGATTCTACAGTAGATATATTTAATGATAACAAAATGCCAGATAAAAGATTAGACGAGTTGATATTTGTTAAAAGGTTCTTGCAACTAGACCCTAATAAATTTACACAAGCAGAAGCGGATTTCTATAGACTTAGAAAAGAAGCTGATAGAGCAGTCAATATAGCTAAAAAATTCAAAGATGAAAATAAAATACAACTATTACAAGAGTTATATGAAGATGAAGAATTTGCAAAATTATTAGGAGTAAGTCCTAAACTTGAAAAGATTGCAGCAAGCGTATCGGCAATTAATCAACAAAGAAATCTTATTATACAGAATAAAAGCCTTAGTTCGACAGAAAAAAGATTTAAAATAGATCTACTAGAAGGATCTTTAGCAGATTTATTTAATCAGTTTATGGACGAAATAGAAGCAAATGATTTAGGTTTATAAGGAGGAATAATGTTAAATATGTTAATAGGACCCATCGCAAATATGGTGGGCGATACAGTCAAAGGCTTCGTGGAGACTAAGAAAGCAAAAGCAGACTTAGCACTTACGGAAATAAAAGCACAGAAGTCGCTTAAGGAACAGCAGATAGCAGGAAAAGTTAAGTGGGAAGCTAGTGCTGTAGACCAAATGAAAGGGAGCTGGAAAGACGAATTTGTTTTACTAGCCCTGATGGTTCCAGCAATTTGTGCATTCCTTCCTTTTATGCAGCCACACATAGAGCGTGGGTTTCAAATTTTGGAAAGTTTACCTGAGTATTATACCCATTTATTATACCTTGCCTGCAGTGTCAGTCTAGGGGTTAGGGCCGCACCAGGTATCAAGGGTATGATTAGTAAAAATAAATAGGAGAAAATATGGTAGATGTAATGAAAGCTGAACTGATGCAACGGATTAAGGAGCATGAAGGCTATAGACTAGATCCATACCACTGCACAGAAGGATTTTTAACAGGGGGCTATGGTCATAAAATATTACCAGGAGAAGAGGTTCCTACAACTAAAGAAGGTTGGGATAATTTATTTGAGAAAGACTTTAATAAAGCATGGGATAGTATGGAGAGATTATGTGCAGAGCATAGTCTTGATATACCTAATAAAGCAAAAGGCATTCTATGTGAAATGATTTTTCAAATGGGTTTTGCAGGTGTCAGCAAGTTTCGTAATATGATTGTTGCCCTACAAAATAATTCGTATACGACTGCGGCATCCGAAATGTTGGACAGCCGTTGGGCAAAACAGACCCCCAATCGGGCACAAGCACTAAGTAAACAAATGGAGGAAGTATGATAACAGAATATATATCAAAAGCTACAGATAAATGGAAGGGTCTTAATAAGAAAGGCAAGACTATTGTAGTTGCTGTGGCTGTAATTATAGTAATAGCTTTAGTACAAACAATTTAATGAAAAAGAAATCTAAGAAGCCTAAACCTGCATCTCGTAAACAAGATAGGGAAGGGCTTCTTAGAATGTTAGGAGTAAAATATGGCAACAGAATCAATAGAAAGTCTAAAACAACCTTTGATGTCTCAAATAGTAAGAGAGCAACCTGAAACTAATATGGAAGGTAATGTTACAAATACTTCCATTGTAAAAAACTTGTTAGATGCTATGAGAGATATTAATTTTAATGATTTAGTAACTACATTTGCTGATATGTCAGCAGTTAAAAGCCCTGTAGAAACAGACACAGAAGCTACAAAAGGATTAATGGCAGAAGTTAAAACACCCCCTACGCCAAAAGAAGTACAAGACTCTCAGCCACAAGAGCAGCAAGAGTTCATCGCACCTGAAGCACCGACACCCACTTCAGATGCTATGAAAATGAATCAAGTATACAGACCCCCTGCAGCTGTAGAAGAGAATACTGATACAGGTTTAATGACTGCAGTTTAAAGTGCATTTACTAGACTTGTAAGTTCTTCATCAAAAGAGTGAGTCCGGGACTTGCAGTGACTCACTATAGCATTTATTAAACTAGGATAGTACCCTTTACCTAATCTTTTAGTAACTTCTTTATTAGGCAGGGATTCATGATCAACTACCACAGCCCCTTTGTCAGTTATAAGGACTGTGGTTTTAAATAAGACAGCAGTGCCTTTCATTATTTTTTCTTATCGCCTTCCTGCACAAACTCAGGTTTTATCTTTGGATCTAGTTTAGGCAACTTAGTTAGTAAAGCTATCGCCTGCACTACTTCTGCGTAAGGTCTTGTAAACATGTATTTTAATATACTGTTTATCTGTTCTTGAGTTATTAAATAATTATTGTCCATCTTCCTCCTGTAGTGTATATACCATATATCTTTTATACGAAAATCCTTGAAGCTGATCTGCTTCACTTCTAATCTCGACTAATCTCCGTGCTGTTTCAATATCATCAAAATGTGCTATCACATCATGATCTACCTTCTCTAAAGTTTTATATTCAGTTGCCTCAACAACTACATATTTAGGTCTTATTACATAGCTGGTCATTGTGTTTGTTTTAACTCTCCTGCTATAGCACTATAAGCAGCCATATCTATATAAGTATCTTCAGTTACCTTACCCGCCTTTGTCCTAGCCATCTTAAGTAAGGTCATCATCAAAGCAACATCATGTCCTGTAATATTAACATTTAAAAATGCAGACCAAAGCCTGGCTATATTATTATGCATAACCTCTTTATCTCCATACTCTTTTGCCCTATCTCCTGATATAAGTTCATCAGCTATATTCAGCAACTCATTTGCGTTTTTCATATTTCTTTTTTAACTCCTTAATATTTATTGTTTCTAAATCGTATTCACCTTTGTCTACGTTTCTTTTTACTATTAGTCCACTCCACCACAATCGTTGTGAAGCTTTAGCAAAAGGTTCTCTATGATGTAAATAGCATCCTGCATTTAATCCCATAATCTTTCTACCATTATGCATAGATCTGATTGCATAATCAAATAAATGCGAATGCCCTACAGTAGCTGATTGAAAGTTCTTTTTCAATAAGTTAGAAGCTACATAATCTCCACTAATAGGTTTACCCATCACACCACTCGCTATATTATGGCAATATAATATACCATCTACCTCTATTATCCTTTCATATTCATGAACCTCCCATCCATACTCTTCAAAAGGTATGTCACTTACGCTTAGTTTACCATCCAACTCTGGATTGTCTTCAACAAATTTAGTTATTCTATATTCATGGTTACCCTCCAACATTATCTTTTTACATTTCTTAACTTTTAAATGTTTGTTAAAATTATGCAGTGCTTCTTCTGCATGATCTATCTCCCTACTATATCTTCTCCCCTCGAAAGCTTTCTTTCCTCTATCAAAATGTGATAAGGAATCCATATTTACCCAATCTCCCAGGCATATTATAACATCAGGCTTTACCTCATTAGCAAACTTAGCTGCCCAAATAAACCTATCATTACTTACACCCATTTTTACATGAGGATCTGGTATAATTAAATGCGTAGTCATTAGTGTAATTTCTCCCTTCTACGTTTTAGTATCTCATCAAAGCTAATACTATGCTTATCTTTTTGTTCGTGCATAGCATCAATGCCATATTCAAAAATCCAATTAGGATCATCTATAGCTGCTTTGACCATACCATATGCCATTGTTAGTGCTACTGCATAATTTTCTACTTTAGGCATATTAGTAGGTGGCAGTACGTTACATTCATATCCTTCGTCAGTAGGATCTATTGAAATAAAAATAGGTAGTTTCTTTTTATCAGGCATGCTTCTCCTTTATTAAATAAATAAAATGTTCTGCATTAACTACAACTAAAGGCTCATGCTGATTCATCTTTATGACTGCTATTGCAGTCTCATCTTTTTTTCTGTGACTATTTGCTTGAGACATAATATCATAGATACCCTTAAGAGTTTCTTTATTCTTACACTCAATACAATAAGGTATAAGTTCTTTTGCCTTTGTAGATAACTTTATATCAACACCAGACTCTCCCATAACAGCACCTGCCACATCATCTTCTGTTAATCCAGGAAAAGACTCAAGCAATTTTTCTTTTACCCAATTTTGTAGCCTTCTACCTTTTGCTTTTCTACTCCTGGTTTTCATTTTCCTCCCTAGGATTGTTTACCTTAGTATACCAAACCCATTTAGGATTTAGTGCTTTTGATTGTTGTTGCGGTAAGTATTGCAGCTCAGCACCCCAACAAGGTTTCTTGTATGCACAAAATCTACACTCTAATCCTAGAGTTCTATTACCTGTAGTCTTTCTATTAAAAGTTTCTTCTTGATCTTCAAAAAGTCTTTTGAATGGTGCATTTGATTCTAAAGCTTCTATATTTTTTTGTGCTAGTTCTATAGCATCTTTAGAATGCTTTTCATCAGACAAAGGAGTTTCAGTAATAGCCCACTCTCCTGTAGATTTATTGATAGCTATCCAGCCACCAAAGTCTGTATCTTCTGACTTAGAATATAAATATCCTTGAGATACATATCCAAAAGTATCTTGTTTTAAAATCGCATCAAACCCTCCCTCGTCACTAAATTTATTATCAAATGCCCAAGGTGATGCACTCTTTATATCCCAAATTTTATTCTGTATTTTAACATCATATGTACCTTTGATAGTATTTTTACCCAACTTTAATTTAACTTCTTTTTGTAAATCTTCTATGCGTATACCTGCAGCTTTCATTATAGCAACTGCAGAAGCTTCTATAAGATCACCGAACAAGTTTCTCATCTTAGTATTATAAGGCATAGTCTCAGGCTCTGCACCTGACTTTTCCATTTGTAATTGGCATAAAGGTCTGCCAATACTAGACATTCTTATTCTAAATTTATTCTCCCTAATATCGGTAAATTGTTTTTTAAAAGCTTCTTTACATGCCTCACCAAATTCATTGACAATTTGGCTAGATATGTCCACAGAGGCTTTATTAGCCTCTGTGAGGAGCATTTGTACTCTATTTAAAATAGAAGACATTAAGTAGCTAAGAACTCTTCTGGACTATCTTCAGTAACAGCCTCAACTATTTTAGCACTATCTGCATCACTTTTAGTAGTAGCATTGGCTTGCTTCCATTGCTCTGATACTTTTAAGTTTTCTTCATTTATAAGATCATTAAACATATCCATATGTTCTAAATCCTTTTTAGAAAACTCTACTTGCTTATCATCAACACCTATAGAAGCTATGTAGAATATGTTATCACCATTCTTTTTTCTTTTGCTAGAAAGATTTAATACATGATTAAACATCAAACTATTTCTACCTTTTAAACCCTTTAGTGTTTCACCTATAGGTTTAAAGTTCATACCTGTGACTCTCCAAAGAACAGGCATTTCTTTAACTGCTGTAGCATCACCATTTGCTTTTGTACATTCCATACTTAGCAAACCATACACAAGTCTATAGCACTTGATATTTTTTTGTGCGTCTATCTCAGCATCAGTTAATTGCTCTTTATCTTTACCAATAACTTTACCACATCTAACTCCACCTTTGGTATCTATAGGTTCGTCTTTCCAGGACTTAAAGATTACTGATGTTGATGCGTATTTATTATCAGCAGCATCATACTCCATATACTGATATGCATTTATAAATGGCCTAAATTGTGCAGGCTTATCTTTCAAACCATACACCTTGTCCTCTGATTCAGGGTCATAAATAGTATACACCCCTGCTCTTAAGGCATTGCCATCATCATCTTCAGCAGCTCTATTTATAGTCAATCTAGGCAGAGTCCCGGAACCCATTTGAGATCCGTCATCTTGCCCTGTTAATTTCATAATTTCTTCTGTACTTAAATTATGAAACGCTTGTACTTCATTACTCATTCTGCACCTCCTGTGCTTATTTATAATAATATATTACCATATATATTAAATTTGTCAAACAAAAACAGAGGTATCTAACCAATTAGATCCTGCCTTTATTTCTACATCTAGTGGAACATCAAAATCAACACCATACATTTCTCTCATTTTATCAACAACACCAAGACAACCATTTTTTAAACAATCAGCTACTACTCTTTCCTCACCAGGAAAAACATCAGCTACTATGGAGTCATGTACAGTATTGATTAAGATGCTCTTTGTGCCATTGTCCTCTAGCAATTTTTGAGAAAGGATACACGCTAGAGGAACAATGTCAGCAGTGGCGAAGCCCTGCACAGGATAGTTTTTTATCTGTGTTGAAAAGCTTGAGCCACCCCATGGCATGCGTTCTGCATTTGGAAAAGCGTATTGTCTACCTGAAGGTAGCGTCACGACTTTATGCCGTATTGCTTGATCTTGCAGCTTATCATGCCAAACTTTTATATCAGGATATTTTTTTAAGAATGCTGTGTAGTACCTCTTCTCTTCTTCAGTACCAGACATACCGCCATACAAAGGTTTAAATGTATGTGCCTTTGCATTTTGCCTATCGCATCCAATAGTATCAGCAGTAAATTGGTGAACATCAACACCATCTAGTATATCCTGTAATCCTTGCTTATCTTTTGAAAGAAAGACAGCAACTCTAAATTCTAATTGTGCAAAGTCTATTTCCATAATTTTACCATTCTCAAATCTTGATCTTATAACTTTTCTTATAGGGAATGTACCACCTCTTGGTTGATTTTGGAAGTTAGGATCACGACTAGACAATCTGCCTGTTGTGGTAATACATTGCATAAAGTTTGGATATAAGTAATTAACTTCTGTTTTATGTTTCTTAATACCTTCAACAAAAGTTTTTAAATAAGTATCTAATGCATTATACCTGGATATCTTTTCTACAAAGTTTCTTAACTCTTGATCTCCTTTAGCACCTATCTTTAACAATGTACCTTTATCAGTTTTAAAACCACCCTCTGCAGCATCTACATAAGAATCTGCAGTAACACCAAATCCTGCTCGTTCTTTTGTATTTATATAGACAAAACCTTTTGCAGAACAATCAGCACACTTACTTAAATTTTTAAAAGGCTCTCCATTTACTTTGATTTTTTGTACATGGCCTTTGCCATTACAAGAGCTGCACTGCTCTGCCTTTGTTTTATATATTGGGCATAAAAACATTTGGCATATCTTTTTTAATTCTAATTTAGAGTATGGGAATCTTTTCTTTGGTTTCTTTGTAATCTTATCTATACCTAAATTAAATTGCACTGACCATTTCTTTTTGTCTGTGACTTTAGCACCATAGATCAACCAAGATAATTGTTCTGGACTAGAGGGATTGATAGAAGTATCCCCCATCTTCTCATAGATTATCTCATCTAACTCTACTCTTAACTTATCATGCTCTTCTTGAAAGTCTTTTTCAACCTGCAAAAGTGCTTGATTATCAATAAAAATACCATTGTTTTCCATTTTTGCTAAGACAACTAAAAACTCACACATCATCTTTACAGTTTTAATTAGCTGTTTATTTCTTGGTATTTTAAATTGTTTAATCTGTGCATCAAATAAAGATCGTGTAGATTTGATATCAAACCTGCCATACTCTTCTAGCATTTTGATAGGTACATTTTCAAATGAAGTTTTGTTTTTTATAAACCCATCCATCAAATCTGATTTTTGTGTGACGCTTCTTCTCATACAACAATCTTTTAATTTTAAACTTGTCTTCAAACCTCTGTTTAAAAGATACTCACCCACCATTGTGTCATACACTCTGCCTGTATAGGTAAACCCAGACTCCCATAGCCAAATTAAATCAAACTTAATATTGTGGCCTACTAACAAAGTAGTTTTATCTAATATATCTTGTACTGCTTTTCTGTCAGGCGTGCCACGATAATCCCTATGTTTAAAAAATATATACTCATCATTCAATCCCATAGATATTAAAAAATTATTAGGATTCTTAGAAGAAGGATCTAGTTTACCTTCTTCTGTAACTTGAAAGCTAGTCTCTACATCAAATGTTGTTATCATTCTTCATACCTCGACAATTCTGGCACAATCATACAGGGTATCATGCCATGCCAACCTGTGATTTTATTCTTAGTTATATTTAATCCTCGTAAGTTCTTATCCATATCTACCTTATCTCTATAGCCAACACCAATAATGATATCTGCTTCTGCAGCTTTACCTGTTCTGCTATTCTCCATCATATCAAAGGTTATGTCAAGCTTACCTTGTGCATCTGCAGATGCCTGAGAGATTGCTATAACACAACAACTATTTCTTTTTGCAATCTCCCTAGCACCTGTATATATAGCCCTAAGTTTTTCGTCAGTACGAGCAAAGTTTCCTGCGACTCCAACTTTATCTAGTTGGTCTATTACTATTATATCAGGCTTTTCTTTCGCTACTAACTCGTCTACTTTAGCTAAATCCCAATCCACAGTATCAAGTATCTTAACATTTTTTTTGACTTCTGCCCATCGCTTGTTTGCCAGGGCAGTGTCTTGTTTGATTTCATCAAATGTCATACCTGTATGTGCATTGATTAACCTCATCTGTGTTCTAACGGCAGGCTCTTCATTTATTAAAGCACAGACTTTTGCACCTTGTGATGCAAAACCATTTTCTCCTGCAATGAGATTGACCCAAAAAGCAGTCTTCCCACTTTCGGGGCGAGCAAAAATAATCACAAGATTACCATCACCTACGCCATGCACCCGTTCTTGCAGAGGTTTCAGGTTAAATTTAAATCTTGTGTTGTCCTTCAATTGTTCAACTAACTCGCCCACATCAGAGGTAATATATTCATAGTCATCTCCTACATCATCTATAGAAGTTTCTAAACATTTTTTTATCTCAGAAAAATCTGCATCTTTACCATTATAGATTTCAGTAGCTAACACTGCAATTCTATTTGCTTGTCTTCGCTTATGTAGCGACTCTAATATGTTGCTAGCTATCTTTTCATTCGGTAAAGATGCATCCTGGATATCCTCAATCAAAGATTGAAAATTTTGTTTTGCAACTCTAGTAAGAGCTGGATTATCTACATCCGTATATAGTGTAGATACTTCATTTAAACTTAAATCATTATCAGAATCATTATGTGCCCTAGCAATAGTATTATATAAATCGCCTGTGCCATTAGTAAATAATTCTTTAGATAACTTTGCTTTGTTTTTTGTATAAAAATCTTTTTTAAGTAGCAATTTTATTAGTTCTTTTTCTATCATTATACAATCACCCTGTAGTCATTTCCTGTGCCCCAGTATTCTGTTCTTTTGCAATCATTGCAAACCCTATTAAACTTTCCTTTGCTTTCGAAAGGGCTATTACAAGTGAGGCACTTTTTCTTTTCTTTCTTTACTTTATCTTTGCTTTCGGCTTCTTTTTTCATTAGCTGCTCCTCTTCCTCCTCCAATTGTTTATCCATAATCCAAGACTTGAATGCCATGTTCATATAATCATGCCTTTGAATATATGTGAAATAACATCTACTGTCCACCCATTGCCTAGCATCTTATATCTTTGCGTATTTGATACACCATCTGTATAACCAACAGGAACAGTTTGTAATCTTTCGCATTCTGTGACTGTTAGTTTTCTCCATCTATCTTGATTCACCACAACATTATCTTTCTGGACTGTAGTCAAAGTATTAGTTTTACCATCGTTTCTAACCTCTAATTGCTGTTGTGTCAAGCCATTATCTTTATATCTACCTCTAAATGCACCTCCTGTTATATCAACCTTTGGTTCACGATTACCCCCACCCATGCTATTTAATGTAGGTGCTTTACCATCAGGGCTGTATATTCTTTTTAGAATATCGTGTCCATTTATATCTGTGGCCATTCCAACCAGGGTACATCCATTATTACCTGCACCTTTGTACATTGTAGCAGTCATACATAAACCTTTTTGATCTGTTCTTCTGAAATGCCTGGCGTTTCTTTCGTTGATAGGAACTGCAGCTTCATTTGTTTCTGTATCTAAAATATCTTTTAACAATATTCCTTTGTCTTCGATATCTTTATCAAAAGGTATATTAGTCCAATATAATCTTCTTCTACTTTGTGCAGACAATAGACTTGAATTTATCTCTATTGGTTTTACTCCCATATATTTAGATATAATATCTTGAGCATCTTGTTTCATCTTTACATTTTCTAACAAGAACCATCTTGGCTTTGTTTCTTCTTTTATTCTAACAAACTCAAAAAATAATTTACTTCTTGGATCGTCAAACTTTAGCTGCTTGCCTGCAAAAGAAAATCCCTGACAGGGAGATCCTCCAATCAATAGATCTATATCTAGGTTTGTTGCATCTAGCTTAGTAACATCACCTACATGAATTATATCAGGAAAATTTTTCTTTGCTATGCTCATAGCATATTTATCTATCTCAGATGCATAATACTTTCCTACTTCGATGCCTAAATTTTTTAAGGCTATCTGACCACAAGACATTCCGTCAAACAGTGATAGAACATTGACTTTACTTTTTGTCATTCTTTACCTTTCCAAATTTTTTACTTACCTTTTCCATAATCTTATCTCTTAGTTCGTCTTTCTGTTTTTTACTAAGACCTTCTACTTCTATTATCAAATGATCTTCTGACCATTTTTTATCTTTATTTTTTATCAATTGTACCCTTTCTCACATGATTAACTATTGAAGTCTGTGCTAGCAATAGTGCATCACGGATGTTTTTCTTTGTTTTCGGCTTATCTTTTAAATAAGCATAAATATAATTAGTCATAACATGTGTGCTTTCGTCTGTCAAGAAAGGTCTAAGCATTTTTCAACCAATCATGTTTCCACCAATAAGGTGAGCCTGTACCTTTAGACCATTTAGCAAAGTAAGATTTATCTGCCATATAATATTTTCTGTACGCAACAACATAATCGTTTGCTTTGTATTCGTCAGGCATACATTGAGGTGGTGCTTTCATTGAACCACCAGGTATATCATAATGGAATGCCCAATACATAATATAATTAATTACACGCATTGATTTATGGTTTTTGTGAAATCTTTTTTCGTATTCTTTGTTGATAAATAAGGCGTTTCTTAGTGCCCAATTAAAGTTTCCTTGACTTTCGCCAACCCAAATAGTCATAGGATGTTTAGGATAGGCAGGTTTGTATAGATCTTCGATAGTGCCTAAGTGTCTTTGAACTGCAGTCGATAGCATTTGTGAAGACTCTAATAACATTTTTGGTACATGTTTATCGCATAGATACTCTGCAGCTTTCTGTGGATTTTTATCTAGAAAAAATATATTCATCGTAATACTCCTATAATTTTTTGTTCGTCAAAATACTTAAGATCTTCATTTAGTATTCTAACTTCTGTAGGTATATAATACTTTAGTTTCTCGCTTATGTCAAATGACTTGGTTGTTGCATCCCGGTCCAATGCAACTATAACTCTCTTAAACTTTTCTTTTATTATCGGTATATAACTTTCTGGTAAACTTGTACCCATCAACGCAACTCCTGTGTATACTCCTGACACAGCACACGCACTTGCACAATCCTCTACCAGGATTGCTGTGTCACTATCACCACAAATGAAAGGGTAAGTCTTGCCACCATACATATACCATTTAGGATATATTTTTGAAGTCAAGGCTCTACCGACTGCACCTAAAACCTTTTCTTTGTTTTTTATTAGAAACACAACTCTATGTTGTTTAACATCATACATGAAACTTGCCTTTGCTTTTTGTTTTGCTTTTAAACAATTATTATTTTTTAAATAGTCATAGCATTTAGGCTCAGATAAAATAGACATAAAGCTGCTTGGCATTATAAATTCCTTAACTTTGTTTTCTTTATTTTTTGTCACTACGGTTTCGTATACCTGTTGCATTGTCATCTCACCTTGATGTGTACCTTTGGCAGAGCATGACGCATGAAAACAATACCATTTTAATTCTGATTGCTCTCTTGTGATTTTTAATGTTTGGGAATTGTGGCAGAAAGGGCAGTCAATCCTAGTGTCCACTTCACCTTGAGGTATTAAAGTTTTTATGACTGTGAGTTGTTGGTTGTAATTCATAACAGGGGAGTATATCAAATATATATCATTTGTCAAATAGACATAAAAAAACCCAAGAGCCGAAAGGATAAGGCTCTTGGGCGTATTTCCCAAAGGGAACTTTTAAATTATTTTCGCCAGAATGGTCTAGACTTTGGGTACACAGCAAAAGTATCTGCCATATCTCTATGGACATAACTTGGGTGTCTAGGATATCTTGGTTTACTTTTGCCTCTGAATCTGTAAACATACAGAGATCTGCCTTTGGCAGCTACAAAGATTTCTTGAAATAGTTTGAGATATTTTATTGGCACACCCTTTGCTACTGAGCGTTCATACTCAGTAGAAGGGTGCCGATTTCGTATGATCTCAGCAAGTTTAACTTTGCGTTCCCAAATCATATAATAGCATTTCGAACAGTCTGTTTACCATAGCGATTATGGTGAGGTCTATCTGAATCATAAGTCAATCTAGTTGGAGGAAAGGGAGGGATACATTCAGAAGCAACAACCCAAAAGTGTTTCGACTTTTTGATTGCCACATAGACTTGGGGATCTTGCCCTTCTCTCAATCTTTGCATCTCATAACTGACAAGTTTAAACCAATTTGTTACAGATAAGTGTACGCCATGATATGTATACGCATCTTTAATAATTGATAATTGCCACAACTGACCTGAGTCGCCTGACTGATGCCAGGCTGACTCTATCTGATCGAAAGTGAACTCTAATGTGTTGATTTTAATATCACTAGCGTGTTGATATTCAAACCCGCCACCATCATTTCTACTAGTTATGTACACTAGCAACTCCTGATGCAACAACACCGACCATGTCTTGTGCTTTACGCTTCATCTGATCTTGCTTGATAAGATCAATAGCATCTTGAGATACAATACTGATAGCAGTTTGACCTTTACGACCAATATCCATTGACATCTCTGTTGCCTCAGGCCAAGTTTCTAGTAAGGTTTCGAAGTGCCTTGATCCCATAATCAGACCTTTGTATGCAGAAACTAAAGACTCTCTTGACTTTTGCATCTGATCAAAAGCTATCTGAAGTCTTTCAAAGCATTGGACATTATCCATGAGCAAGTCTATCATATTAGATGTAATCAATCTTGCCCTTGAGTGACAGCTATGCTTGCTATAAGCAACATCAAACTCCATACCATCAAAAGAAACATTGTCATAAAACAAATCTGTGCCTTGTTTCATTACCTTATCTCTGATGTTAGATTGATCGCTGTAAGACATTCTCTTACCTTCTGTGTTCCTACCATTATTGTTTCGATAACTAAGGTAGTTAGATATATCTACACCTGAACTTACCATCTCATCATGAAACATCATGATACGAGAGTCTGCACCTTTGGGTAAACCTACATGATTGTTGTCATGCCTACCACCATAGTAGGAGTGATGTCCTGTTTCATTACAACCTTTTGGTGGCATGCTAACATACACCTCTCGTTCAGCATCTGCATCTTCTTTAAACCAAAAGCATGACTCTTTGTCTTTGAGATTATACTTTTGTAATACCTCGATATCTTTTTTTGGATAGAGATCTTTCACAATCTGTGAAACAAATGTTTTGATCGGCTCAAAAGAATCGAAGTATTTTTGTCTTGCTTCTAAATATACTGACTTTTCAGCAGTATCAGTAGTGGCTATTTTAGCCTTTGCAAAGTTTAGTAGTATCGCTCTACTATCTTTGTTTAGTAGTGTTTTTGCCATAGTTGGCTCCTTTCATTGTTAGTTAATAATACCACAAGCAAATCGTTAGGTCAAATGCCTAATGTTGCTTGTAACTTACGTTCTTGATTTTTGTATCCCAACAAGCACGACAGTCTTTACATTCGTTGCCTTGTTTGTATGCGATACATTTCTTACCATACCATTTTTTACCTTTACTATGTACTGTTGAAGTATTGGGAAATCCTGGTAATGGCTCTCCATTGACCATTGGTGATGATGCCCTGACTACAAGATTACTAGGAAAAGATTTATATATTTTAAGATAGTCAGAAACCATCTTCACTTCTCTAGTAGGTAGCCAATGCCTTACCTCTGGTGTGTTTTGACATACTTGAACTATTCTTTCTAGTTCCGATAAGCTGTCAATATCCCCGCTGTCTTTCCATCTAAAATATTTGGTTTGCTTTGTTTTGCTTTTGATTACTAATGTCATAGCCTCGACAAATCGAGGGTGCTTCATTGCTTTGAAGCGTTTATAGAATGCAGGTTTTACATTACTAAACATGTAAAAACTTTTCATAGCATAGCATTTATGACATACAGATCTAGGATCTTTTCTTAACTTTGATCCTGTCTTACATAGTTCAGCAGGAGTACCATAGGCAAATCCTGGCATCTTACTAGGTTTGCCTAGACTTCCAATTATTTCATATGCTTGTTTTATGTTCATGACTTTGTGAATATCAATAGAGCAATAATCGCTAATACGATAATAGCAATAAATGTTTCCACTTGACAAATCCTCCTTTCGTGTTATACTGAGAAACCCCTTTCGAGGCAGCCTTAGATATAATGATTGTTAATATTCTTTAATAATACTATAAAGGGAGCCTTATGTCAAATAAAGTCCTTTGCTTTCGGCACTTCGAATGAAGTCCAATATGTCCACTTTTTCGTGACTTTGCTTTTTACTAACACAATTTGATTGTCTTTGAATTTTCTCTGCCAGGTTTTAAAATCTTTATATTTATCTTGTACTAAATGTTTCATGTATTTATTAAATACTGCTTCTGTTAGATTTACACACTTTTCTTCTTCATTAATTTGTATGTCCATTTGTCCTCACTACGGTTTTGCAGGGCGTGTGTTTTACACGCCCCTGTATTTATCTACCCATTTTTGGTAGAGCTGGTATCTTATCCCAATATCCATATTTTAAATTTGTATCAGTCAGCAATCTAACTATGATATGCCTAAAGGGTTTAACTGTATCATAAAGATTGACTCCTGTTGCTTGGATATCACCCCATTCAATGTACCCACTTTCGAGTACATTATCTATTGTGATCTTTGTTCGTGGCAATAGTTGTTTTTCTGGCATTACCTTTCCTTTCTAAATATATTTTGTTTTCTCGTAATACATTAAACACTTGCTTCCTAGTATAGGGAAGATCTTTTTTAAATGTTTTTAATGCACCAATAGTTATGGCTAGCTTACTCTCTCGAGAAGGTGGCTCAATTATCTCATTCGATAAACCGATCAAGGCACTATATAATTTTAGCTTCTGATCGTCCTCTTGCTTACCAAATACTCTCTCAATAGCTGCGTCATTGAGAGTGTAGTGTATATCAGCATTCATGCGTATCCTTTCTAAAACAAACTTAGTTGCTTTGGATTATTGTATATAGGATTTACCTGTTGTCTGAAAGTACTTTCAGCACAGAACTTTTCAAAATCCCAGTCTAAGCCTATCTTTCTACAGTAATGCATAAGATGACAGAGTACCTCACGCAATGTAGTAATAGGCTCACCTTCCCATTCTATGCCTAAACCTAGATTGGAAACAGTTTCTTCTACTTGTTTTTCTGTAATCATGATTATATATTATCAAATAAATAAGGGTAGGTCAAATAAAAAAACCCCCGAAAAGCAAGGCTTTCCGAGGGCTTATTCTTCTCGAGTAAGGAGGAGACAATAAAGAACGAGAAGAAACTTTTAAGGTAGGTGTTCTAGTTCTACCTCAGGCTCTTTGTAATCAAGTCTACTTTCAACAGTAGATTTTACCAGGAATTTATTATTCCTAATTCTGATATAGTACAAAGTGCCTAAATTTATTTTACGATAACCATAGTTTTCAATATCGTATACATTGAGGAAGTTTGCTATCTCAAAGTCAGACTTCTCTCTTTTGTTTTTAATCTTACGCCACTTGCCATGAGCGTCTTTGTAGCGACTTCGTGGTTTGAAGTCGCATAGAATTTTTCTTTTGGAGCCGTCTTGCTTTTCAAAGACTGCCCAAAATCTATCACTGCCAATAAAATCTCTGAGATCTTGACTAGTAAATGGTCTTTCCAATCTAGACTTTTTGGATTGATCTAGTGCCATATGTACCCTCCAATATATTCTTCATATAACCTTTGACTCTTTGATTCAAAGCTACTTTGTCATGCGTATCAAACTCATCACCAATCAAAGGCAACATTATTTTGTTGCTGTCATTTAGGCTGATTAGCAATTTAGTGCTAGCAGTCGTTATATTATCTATGGCATCTTGTACTGCTTCAACAGCACCTTGCTCAATCATAGACACTTGCTTCTCTGTTTCATCTATAAGATGATCTTTAGTTTTACTCATGTTCTTACCTTTCTATATTAAATTAAATGAGTGTAGATTCCATAATAGCATTACTACAATGGTAATGCAAATCAGATTGATTATTATAAGATTAGGACTCATAAGGTCGTCTTTCGTGATGCCCACAATGAGGGCATACAGTATTACCTTTACCATAATCTGTTTCACAACTTGTGCAGATTACATTACACTCTTTTAGTATTTCCTGCTCACATTGATCGCAACGATATCCTTCTTCTGTATCAGTTTCGACAGGATATCTATTGACAAATCTACCACTACCAAAAGAAGTATCTTGTCTACAATCAACACAAGTATCTCCTATATTATGCAGTTCCATGATATTGACCTCCTCGCACTACTTGGCACACAACAACCTTGAAGTCATTGTTTACAAGTTGGCAATAGAAATTATAAGCAAGAGATTTGTTTATATCTCTTTGCTCACCTTTGTACTTAGGCATAAGACCATTAGAAATAAATTTAATTGCTTGTTCAGTCTTTGCCTGAAAGACAACACGCTTACTGTGTCGATCTTGTATCATTACAACATCTGTCATAATTTTGTCCTTTCTTGATTCTTATATAATAATACCAAAGTGCAGCTCTTATGTCAAACGAGCAAGTCTGTTGTCTAATAAAAACACTAGTAAAATCAGCAGTTTATTGTATAATGCTAATAGTAAATGGAGGATAGAAATGAAACATGCACTTACACATATTAAAAGATTTGCTGATATTTTTAACTATATCTATAATAGC